TTAACTAACTACTAAGTAGCCTTCACTTTGAATGGGATACCAGCTTCATTACGAAGCTCGGCAACACCATAAATAGTATCAGCAGTAAACAAGTCACCTAAGTATTCTTGTTTGTACTGAGTCTGTGAACGTACGCCTACTTGTTCTGCTAATACCATAGCTTCCTTATGGAACAAACAACCGATACGGTTAGTATCAGCTGAAGGACAGTTAGATGAGATAAAGATATCTACACCATAGATTGCGCCAATCTTACCAGTCTTAATCGCATCGCCAGAACCAATGAACTGTTGTTCAGTGAAGCGAGCCTCACCTAGTAGGTCATTAGCTGCAACAGGTGGAATAACCATTGCACGATTATCCATAGGTACATCAGCGTTATCTAGTTTTAACAACATAGCGCGGATACCAGAATCTTTAATGTCTGCTGCTGCTGCAGAACCAGTGTAAGCAGCGCCAGCGCCATCTAAGAAATTACCACTATTTAAGCCTGAGACAAGAGCGAACAAGTCTGTATCTACTTGTTTAGCTAGAGCGTGACCAGCATCGTCAGTGTAGAACTTACGCATTGAAGCTAAAGCTTGTACTTCTGCGATGTCCTCGATTAACTTCGAGTATTCGTAGTGCTTGCTGATGCTCACACCTACAGTAGCTGCTACATCTGAGATAAGATTTACTTGCGTACCAGCTGCTTTAGCAGAAGCTGTACCACGAGCAGGTTTAGGGATGTTGATAGCATCACCCTTCTTACCTTTATGTGAAAGTTTAGTAACTAAGTTAGCTAAAACTAAGTTAGATTTATATGCGCCAATAACCTCATCCGACCAAAGTTCAGGGATGAAATTAGCTGACGTTGTGGTAGTGGTATGGTGGTCACCACCTAAAGCAAAATTTGCTGCCATTTGTATTTCTCCTTATTGAGTTTTATATTATTTGACTCTACCTTCTGCGTAAGCTTGGTGAATTTCATCAGCCAAGCTTGCGTATCTAGTTGGGTCACTTATTTGTAGCTGAATTAAATCAGACCTACGATACATCTTTTTACCACCAACAGAATCTCCTGAGGAGCGAGTCTCTGAACTAGTTTGTCGCATTGCCTTGTCTCTTTTGACTTTTTCTGCTTTATTTACTTCTTGTGTCTTGCCAATCATTGATATTTGTTTCCAAGTACCTAACAATTCATTTGCAGCATTAAAATCATAGTCAGCATCGGCTCTGCGGAATAGTTCGGTACGAATACCACTCTCTCCAACCCATTTCTGGAAGCCACTATCACCAACAACATCCATAAAATCAGGGTGTGTCGCTTCAAGTTGCGTTAAGTTAGCGTTTTGAGCTGACTTAAAGTTCGCTTCCCTAGCTTTGACAATCTCTGGATGTTTTTCTATCGCTGAATTAACTGCCTTAGCAGGGTCATCGTAGAAACTATCTTCAAAATTGACATCTTCTTCTACTGGTTCAGCAGTTTGACTTACTTGTTCTTGAGCAGATAAGAGTTGGTCGATTAACTTTCGTTGGTCTCCCACTTCTTGTCCTTGCTTTCCAAATGCCTTTTCGACATTCTGGTGCATCTCAATTACATCCTCAAGTGTCTTCCCAGCATACTTCTCAGGAGGTTCATATTCAGGTTGGGTAGCTACGTCTTCTGAGACTACCTGCTCTTGAACATCTTGTATAACCTCTAGCGTTTCTGTTACCTGTTCTGCCACCTCTGTTGGTGCTTCGTCTACTACTATACTCATTTTGGTCTCCGCCCATATAGGGTTATGAAGTTATTACTAAGATGGAGTCGTTTCCGATTGTTCCATCGCTATTTTAGTCGCACTTTCTAAGCTAATTACATATCCTAGTAGTTGCAACTGACCCTTAGCGTGCCAAAGGTCTTGTTCATTCTTCATAGTGTCAACGTCTCGTACACTACTTTCAATGTTCTTTAATTCTTCCATCAGGTCTAACCAACCTTCTGTATTAAATAATTCTAATCTATCTTTTAAGAATTGTTCATCTGTTTTCATTGAACAAATCTATTAATTTCTGTTTCTTGGGCAGTCTTTCTAGCGTTTGCCATGTTTAATGCTGTTTCTGAACGTAGATGGTCTACTTCTGGAATGTTTCTAGCAGTCTCAGAGTTCTTATTGTCAATATCAGCTCTTGTTTTCTCTAAACCGATAGCATCTTTCTGTAATTTAAGTATCTTAGCTTGTACATCAATCTCATTAGGTACATGAACAGACGCTTCAGCTTGCCATTTGATAGCTTTTGCCTTTTCTTCTTCTGCTTCTGCTAATGTTTTCTGAATATCTGCTTGAGCTTGTTGCATCTGTAGCTCCATACCCATCTGTTGCATCTGTTGTGCTTGAGGGTTAGGCTGATTACCTTGCATAAGTTGCTGAACAATGGTGTCTCTGTTGTGCATTGATGAGTTTTGCACCATTGACAATAGAATCACGTTGAAAGCAGGTGAATCTTTAGGAATAGCTTGCAACATTTGTACCATTTGAGTCATTTCTAACTCTTTAGCCATGATTCCCATCGTAGAATAAGGAACAAACTTGTAATCTGACACAGGGTATCTATCTACATCGAACTGAATCTTACGCCACATTGATTTATTAATCATAGGAATAAGGAACGTGTTCTGGAAGTTCATTAATGTACGCTTCTGTCTCTTAATAGAAGCAGATTGTGCCATTGACATACCAGCAGAGGTAGCTCTTTCCGCTGAACCTGCGTCAGCAGAGCCAGTACCCATCTGAATCATGTTTTGAAGTGAGGCAACCTGGGTAAACGTGCTTTGGTCTGTAGTTCCCAAAGTCAGAGGCATTAAAGCTTGTCTTGGGTCACCATTCGTTAGTATAGTCTTACCAGGTCTAACCTCAAACTTGACACCACGAGGTAGTCTTGTAGCATCGGCTGCCATCATAGGTGTTGTTGTTAGTGCTAATGAGTCAATTCTTGCTCTCATTTCAGCATCTAATGCTTTTTGAGGGTTGTAACCCTTCTCGCAAACACCTCTACCCCAAAATTTGTTAGGAACAATGTCATGCTGGTAAGCAATAAACGGTCTGTCCTTCATCATAAAGGCATTTTCTTCTGCCCTTAGGATGTATTCATCGTTTACTATCGTTACAACAGCTTCAACCAGTTCGTCTTTCTTAGAATATTCAAAATCGTCTTGGTTTTTGTTCTTTTTAAGGAATCGTTTAGGTACTAAACCCCAATATTCCGTAATCTTAACCGAGTCTGACTCATCTGCCATCTTAGATTCAGGGTCGAAGCCAAAACGTACAGTATCGTAATCACCATCAAGGGGAACATCACGATAAATACCAGACTTAATACCATCAACAACATGATACCTTGGCTTAATGACTTCGTGAGCAACGCCAAGCGCTTCATTGATTGAGTTAGCGGAAGGGTCAATTAAAAACTCCTTAGGAGAAATAGGTTCGATTTTCACATCTATTGATGGAATCTCTTTTAATGAACGAGTCGTAGTCATTGTTCCTTCTACGGGAACTTCCTCAGGTACTCTTTCTATAGTTTGTTCAACAACAATCTTACCAACACCTGTACCGTAAATAGCAGCATTGAGGAACACCTCACAGATTGCATCTTTAGCACCAGTCTTTTCTAAGTCTTCTTGTAATAGGTTTCGTACAAATTCAGCGTCTGAAGGGTCTTTATCTAACATATCGTCTTGAATGTCAAACCATTTACCTCTACCAAACGTAGCTTCTTCTAATTCTGCAACAGATGATTCAACTGCCTGTTGTAAAGCAGGAGCAATAAGTCTTGATTTCTCTGATTGTCTAGTTCTATCACCTTGTAACCAGATACCACGCCATAGACGATAGTATTCATCCCACTTAGTAACATAGTTCATGTCTCTGTGAGTTCTCCAACCATCTAAACGGTAGTTAAGCCACGAGGCTAGAGCTTGATATTGATTTTCCTTGTCATCGAACATATAAGTTATTGATTATTATAGGAATTTAAGCGTAATATATCATAATTGTATCGATAGATTAAGATATTTTATATATTTAGTAACCAGCCACCTCATCATAAGGTTGCCAGTCCTCTTCAAGCTCGATAGTATGAGCAAAGTCCGCAACAGACACCTGATCTATATAAGCAAGGGCATCTAGCATATCATCATGAGATAATCTATTCGGAAAATCCAGCATTTGCGAGATAAATGGCTTCCAATCTTTATCTTCATTGAAAGTTATTTGACCATGTTCCATTCTGCCCTGTAATGACCACACAATCCTCTCTGTTTTCTTTTTGCCACCATGCCTTAACTCAATAATAGATACATATTGACCTTGAGTTCGCATCTCATCCTCTAAATAGGGCAATATAGCGTTCTTTAATGAACCAGTTTCAATACCAACAGTGGAAGATTCGGCTATAACCGCTGATTTCAGTATTTTCTTGGCAGTTTCTTTAATATTCCAACGACCATGAAGTATATCTTTAACCCACCACTTATCCCGATCAATCTTAACAATGGCAATAGCGGTTTCATCAAGTCTACTCCGTTTTAAATTACGCTCTTTCTCTATAGATTCAAACCCAGCAGGATCAATAGCGATAACATAGCTTCCCTCTTCAGGTTCTTCCTCGGTTTTAAACCAAGACTCTTTAAAGATGCCACCAGAGAAGGTTTCAAAGGATGCCTCAAACTCTTGTCTAAAAGACATAGAGGACATTGACTTTGCAGCAGCCTCAATCTCATCATCGGGGATAAACGGATTATCAGTTGAGTTGAATTGCCAAGCATCCCAATCATCATCATTATTAAGCGCATCAGTATATAGGTCATAGAAGTGATTCTTACCTGCTGGAGTGCCGATAAACAACGCACCACCACGTACGTCAGCTAGAGTAGGTCGAATAATCTGTTCCCACACCACAGGTTTCATAGAAGCGTACTCATCTAGTACAACATAAGCAAGACCAACACCACGTAAGGTATCAGGT